ATCTTGAGTGCTTGGGTTAGTCGTTCGCCGCCTTGGATGTCTTGTGTGAACATCTTGTGTTGGTCGTGAATGATGAGGTTGATGCGTTCAGGTATCCATGTGTGCCGGTGCTTCTGTCGGATCATGACTAGGCGTCCGTCTACTTTGGTCATCTGCCAGACTAAGTCGACGTCGTCGTTCTTGGCTGATGTGCCTCGTGCGCCTTTCTTGAGGTCTTTGCCTGCGTGGTCTATGCGCATGAGTGATCGGCCTTCTTGTTTGAGGTTGATGGCTGTCCATCGGTAGAAGTTGCGGACGGTGTCTGCGTCGTTCTCTGCTCCTTCGACTGCTCGTGCGAAGGTGTCGATGATGACGAGTTCGGCTTGGCAGGCTCGTGCTAGGTCGCAGATTTGTTTTGCGCCTTCTGGTTTGTCGAGTGATCCGATGGGTGGGAGTGAGGCGTAGTGGAGGCGTGTGAGGTCTGTGTCTTTGTTGTAGCCCATTGCGGTGAGTCGTTCGTAGAGAACAGCCTGTGACATTTCGTAGTCCATATAGAGGACGTTGGTTGGTGGTTTGGGTTCGGCGAAGATCTCTTTACCTGTGGCTAGTGCGGCTGCGATGTAGAGCGCGAGCAACGATTTGCCTGTTCCGCCTGGTGCGAAGATGACTACGAGTTGGTTGCGTGGGATGATTGGTTCGATGAGCCAGTCTTCGGTTGGGAATGATTGGTTCCAGAAGTCTTGCCAGTTGATGAGGATGTTGTCGGTGATGGCGGGTTGTGTGACTGGTACGAGTGCTTTGCCTTCTTGTAATAACTTCTTGGCGAATGCTGAGCGGTCGCCTTGGTGGTGCATGGCGGCGGTGTAGCCGAACCGTGTGTATGCGCCAGCAGGAAGGTTCGAGATGCTTGTGGTGAACACTCGGATGATGTCTTTGCCTTGCCATCCTGTGGTCGCTGAGGTGCCTTCTCGTATGTCTTTGCCTGGTCTGATCCAGTGTGCTTCGCCTGATTGGTCGATGTGTGCGAGTGTCCATCCGTCTTGTCTTAACAGTTCGGGCCATGTGGTTGCAGCACAGTAGCGGGATGCTGGTCCGTCTTCTTCGAGCAATAGTGATGGTGGTGTGTTGGGTGTGGTTGGTGTTGCTGGTTCGGCTTTCGCTGTGAGGAGTAGAACCATCCAGAGTGGCATGTCAGCAGGTTTATGGTCGGCGATGGATCGTTCTTCTGTCCATTGGTATTCTTTGCCGTTCGGGTGGACTGTTGGCGGTGCGAGGACTTGTCCGCCGATGCCACGGATGTCGATGCCTTGGCCGAGTTTGCCTGATGCTTCGTTGCGGATCGGTGCGTCTGTCAAGAAGTAGATGTGTCTTCCGCCGGAGCCTGTGATGACTTCGAGTGTGTCGGGTAGTTTGCCGTGTAGTTGTTCCAGGTCGGCGAGTGTGTCCGAGCCTCGGTACTGTTCGCGATCATCGATGTCTACGACGATGAGGTAGCGGTTGCGACATTCACCTGTTGCGATGCCAAGTCCGCAGTCTTTGAACTGTCCTTCGAACCATTGTCGGATTGTGGTCGGGTCGGTTGTGGCGGCGTTCTGCCAACCAGACATTGGTGGTCGTTTCTCGCCTTGTTTGATTGGTATGACGCGCACACCTTTGTTGGCGTACGCGAGTGCAGTGTTTAACACGGACATGATTCTCCTTAGGTGCAGGTCAGTCTAGTGAGACTGTCTGCGGTCACTTGGTTTGTTTGCGAATGTTGCCGATTATGTCGGCAGGTACTTCTCGACCACGCAGGTCATACAAGAATTGAACGAATCCGATCTCGTCTACTTTCTCAACTTTGTTCTCCATGAACGATGTGGCGAGTGCGTTGATTGGCCAGATGACGAACCATGGTTCGCTGTCTTCCGCGACTTCACCCCACCAACCATCCTGATTCGAGTGACCGTACTGCACGATGAACGCTGGAATCTTTGCCATATTGCCGAGTTGTGCGAGTGTTCGTGCGCCGACATTGATGAGGTCTAGGACTGCGTGTTCGTGTTTGTAGTCGATGAGTGCTTTCGGTACACATTTGTCGTATTCGACCATGAGGAAGTCGATGTCCATTGCTGGTGTGTTGTAACCCCAGCCGCGATGCCGTTGTGATAGCCAGGCATCGCGTTTGAAGTGTTGTTCATTGGATGTCATTGTTGCTCCTCTATTTTTAGTAAATATTTCCCGATCCATTGGGCTACTGGTGATGCGACTCCGTTGCCGCATTGTTTGTAGCGGTGTGTGTCGGCTTGTTCTGTGCCGTCGGCTTTCCATCGGGTGTGGTCATCGGGCCATCCCATTAGCCGTTCACATTCCAATGGTGTTAGTCTGCGCACCGCCATTGCTGGTGTCAATACTCCGCTTCCAGCACTTCCACTGCCACCTGCTTCCAAAGATGGGCTTAATTCTTCTTTATAACCAATGGTTCGTGATTCAGCAGATGCATTTGGTTTGAATCCCGCTGTTTTGGTTGGTTGCGCGATGAAGTCTGATGAATCACGACCGATACGAATTGAATGAGCAATATCGGATTCGTTTACACGTTGATTGTATCCGTCATATTGAATTGTCTTATCATGGAGGACTGCGTGAACATCGGTGCCGGTAAGTGTGAACATCGGTTCGCCTTCTTCGGTGTGTCCTTTGCCTGCAGGTCCGTTGTGGTCCTGTCTGCCAATCATGTTGCCTTGAATACCGTAGGCAACTGATGGTGGTGCTTGGGATGATTTCAGTGTTGGTGCAATGTTTTCGGTCACGTTCGCGTTGCTGCCGAATTGTGTGTCAAACGCAAGCATTGGCACATTGTTCCCACCTGTTCCCATGCGTTCTTTTAAGGTTTGTACCGGTTCTTCATATATTCGGACGTCATCTACCCGTGTGCCGTCAATAAGCATCGGTTCAGATGTTGCAACTGCATGTGGACCTTGTGCTACAAGACTTGGTGATATCGGGTCATCTGAAATGTGTGGTTGATATTGAGCATTTTCGCCTTGATTGAATGCGGCTCTATCAATCAGTATCGGTGCATTTTCTACGACCAAATCTGTTGCATCTTTGTAGTCTCGTGATTTTATTGCTGATGCTCTGTCGTCGTTGGCGTAATCTCCGAAGCCTCGCATCCTGAAGCCATTTTCTCCAATGCTTTCTGCAGTCTTGCTGGTAGCACTTTTCCTCGCCGGTTTGCCCTTCGCAAGATGCCCTGGCAGGCTTTCGGTGACAGGTAGTAGCGGGTTTGGACATCGTTTGGCGATTGCAGGATCGAAGATAGCGATGACGAACACGCGCCTTCGTCGTTGGGGTACTCCGAAGTATTGCGCATCCAACACTGCCCATTCGATGACCATCGCGCCTGCTTCAGCCATTTCGTTGATGATGATCCCGAAGTCAGCGCCTCGGTTGGAGTTGAGTGCGCCGACGACGTTTTCCCAAATAGAGATTCTTGGATATTGTCCATTGCTTTCCTTTCGTAGTTCTTTGATGATGCGTATGCCTTCGTGGAATAGTCCTGATCGTTCGCCTTCTAGTCCGCTGCGTTTACCTGCGACCGACAGGTCTTGGCATGGTGATCCCCACGCAACGACATCTATGACGGGTGCGTGGGTGAGGATGTGTTTGCCTGTGAGGGTTGATACATCTTCCCATTTCGGTACATCAGGCCAATGTTTGTTGAGGATTGTGTTGGCGTGTTTATCCCATTCGCATTGGAATACGGTTTGCATTCCTGCATTTTCTAAACCCATGTCAAATCCGCCGACACCGCTGAACAGTGACAGCACTTTCATTGTTGCTCCTTATCTTGGTCAAATGGCGTGTCGTGGCTGTAGCCGATGGTGGGATGGTTGGGTGAGCGTCGTGGTCGGCTAGGTGTCGCACCTGGGTATCTGACACCGTTGCGCAATGTTTCATGGAATCGCAACGCATCAAACACACGATCCATACCGCCGTGGATTAGTGCGTCAGCGAGCATGTCGCAACATTGACGTTCTTGTTGAAGCGAGTTGCTTATTGCTATCAGTCGTTCTTTTTCTTGCTTATTCATGTGCAGGCCTCCTATGACCTAATCGTCTTCGAGTAACTGTCTTGCTATTCGAAGTTTCTCGGCAGCTCCCGCTGATTCGAGAAGACCGATAGTAGTAGATGTGACCTGCTCAGGCGGGCATATCGTAAAAAACTTTTGTTCGGTCGTCACATAGTTCTGGATGGTCGCAACCAGCACATAGGCGGTGCAAACATTGTCGGCGTCAACCTGTGATTCAATGAAGTATTTGATGCGGTCATCAATCGGGTCTTCGCTCTCATTCATCGTCGTCCTCCAGTTTCTCGCCGCACACGGGCTTGCGTGGCAGGATGCGGTTCGGTAGGCAGGCGCAGAGTCGGGCTTTCATTATCGTTCCGCCACTGTGCGTGGGAACGGCAGATCGTTGTACGCCTGGTTGAGTAGGCCGAGATATCCAAGTGCATCAGCGAGCGAGTCGTGATGCAAACGGTTCTTGTCGAGGTTGGTGCGGAGTCGAGCCATTTTGACTGAGACCATGAACAGGAGTGCGTCGGCGAGGCTGAGTTTGATGCCGGTTAGTCCTTCGAAGATGTGGATGACTTTGCTGTAGTCGTCTACGACGTTGCCGTAGTCGTTGTTGCGTGGTCCTGTGACGAGTTGGTGTGCTTCGAGGAGTATGTCTGCTCCGACTGATTCTGTTTTCATTGTTTCTCCTTGACGATTTCGTATTTCGCTTGACTGAATGCCAACACTCGACCGTTTGGTTCTATACCGATCCACGTCGAACTATCTGGATCGCATAAACAGCCTGATATTTTCTTAGCGTCCAATCGGACTTCACCGTTGCACAGTTGGCAGACGATGTATGTGTCGATGCCGATCGTGATCACAACTCAACACCTTGAGCGATATAAACGCGCAGACGGCTGACTGTCGCGTGTGCTTCACGCAGATGGGTCTTCGTTGCTTCAAGTTCTTGGTGTAGTGATTCGGCTGCGTCAACTGCGTTGTCGCGCTGTTCGGTGACACGTTCGAGTGCGACCGATAGTTCGGCGACACGGGTTTGCAACTCGACTATCTCTTGGCTCATCGCGTATGTATCGCCGGTCATTTCTTGCTCCTTCTGTCCAGTTCTTGTTTGAGTGCTGCTATTACTTCGAAGAGTCGATCTTGTTCACCGACACCGACGAATTGTTTTTCAAGGAACGCGATTGCGTCTTGTATATCTTTCTTAGTCATCTTGACCTCCGCTGGTTGGAACAAGAACCTTACTCTGCGTGTCCCTAGTGACGCAAAGTAAGGTTCCAGTCCTATTGACTACCTACCAACGGTCGTCGGTTGCAACCTTTTCTACCTTGGCCGCGAACAGCTTCGGTGCGTTGAACCCTGCCTTCTTTTCACCATCTGCCGAGTATTTGACCGAGATTTTGTTGCCGGTCAATTCCGTGACTGATGCTTGCTTCGCGGCCTCTCTTATCGCCGTGATCATCGCGCCACGGGCCCAGAGATTTGCGTCGCCTTCTTTTTCTGTTTTGAGTGTGATGACGTACACGAAACGTGGATCACCGTTCGGCCATGTCTTTGCGACACCGGCTGGATCTCGGTCTTCCAATTTCTTGACGTCTGTGACGATGCCCGAATGGACATCACCAATCTTCTCGAACTTCAAACTTGGCAGTTTGGGTCCGCCTCCTGCTAGGAGATCTTGTTCATCTGACATTACTTACCTACCTTTTCTTTGCTTGGGA